CTCCGCATTTTTCTAAATGTCTTTATTTTGCTGTATTTTTTCCAATAAAATTGATTCAGGTTGAGAACCCCCCTTCTATGTATTATATGCGTTATATTTGAATTGATTATAATATGGACAGTCAATCAGACTTATTTATTTGTCTTATCGTATTTGGGTTTGTAACGGTAATCATTTTCATAAAAGTTGGATTATCAGTAAGCGAACATAACACACATCGACGTAGTGCATTAAGAAGACGGCGAATTCAGGCAGTTTTTCCCGAATCCATTATACCAAAGATAAACCCAATCATTCAAATAGAAGAAACACATATTCAATATCGTGAGAAAGAAGAATCCATTCAACCAGAATATATCGTATAGAATAACAAAATCTAACCAACTGAGCTACACGAACTATTTTCATGGTCGTCTACGTCTTCTACGTCATCCATCATAGGAACGGTTTTTCGAACCTGTCGTTTGTCATAATTTAAATAATAGAGAATTTCACTCGGCGTTAATGCATCAAAATATCCCTTGACAACATCCCGGGTAATAATGATTTTGGTTTCATTCAGGGAGGGTAAATAAATATCATGATGTATTTTGTATGCATGAATAAAAAACTTCTTCGCAATTGGAATTCCCTGTTTTTTTACATAATACGAAAAATAGGATTGATGAACATTGGTTATAAAATCGTTATATTGTTTTTGAAATTGATGAAATAATTTTTTGTATGTCGGAAAATATTTCAAAAATTGTTTTGTCTGTTCAATTCTTGATAAACAAAAATACTGATATTGTAAATTTGGATTGTTTCCTCGAAGTTGTCTCAAATCTTCATATACTGGATTTTGTATGGTTGCCCTATCTCCAGTTTCCATATTCGTCAACATGACACCCATAATGGTATAATCCGAATGAATGGAACCATATTTTGTTTCCAGTTCCTCGTAAGAAGACACTGCAAATCGATACGGAAACTCAATGACTCCATTATTAAAACAAGACCATCCCTCATAAACTGTTGGCGGAATATATCGAACACAGTTATCATAGGGTTCATACACAGATACCAAGTAGAGACGAGGGTTCTCTATAGAAAAAACAATGTGATTGTCTTTGTGCTGAAGAACAAAACTATATGAATACATTTTCGGAAAATATTCAATCATAGGAGAGGATTCAATGGTATCATCGTTTGCGCAAATGGCCTCTAAGAACATCTCACGAAACGTCTTTTGTTTGGGTGTATTCTCTTCATGGTAACCATATTGTGTCCTATAATACCAATAATTACCACCCACTGAACCTCTCGTCGCGATTTCCCATTTCTGTCTCCTCTTATCGAAAAATAGATTTATCATCGTCCCCTCAATCACTTCATTCGCATAAATGGTATCTGTCATCACTGGATATTTTGTTTTGAAATGGTCAAGTGATAATGAATTCGGAGGAGAAAAACAAAGGATATTGTGTTTTTCATCTGTGAGGATAGACCTATACAATCCCGTATAGGAGTCATCAAAACAAAGATACTTCGAATCATTATTCAGTATATTGTATATGACACCATTTAACATACATGATTTGGTACGAATGAGTTCTTTGTTGTACTCTTGTGTTTTTATCAAATACGAAACGTTTTTGTATTCCTGGTTCTCGTTGTTCATTGAAATAATTATGTATGAGTTGAATGTTACATTATCTTATTGGATAGTCTTTAACCTTTTTTTCATTATTCTATAATACCATTGTTGAGTAAAATGTTATCATTTAGACTTATAGATATATAATAATAATACTATAATATAATATAGAGTATATTATAGTAATGTCAGAAGAAATGGAATACGAAAAAAAAAAGGAAGAGGAACTAGAAGAGGAAAGCGAAGGCTTTTCTTTAGAGCTAGGTGATATTATTGAGATTATATCTCCATCCAATTCTGATTTTCATGACCAAACATTCTATATCCACTACATAAATGAAAAAAGAATCGAGCTTGTCAATATCACCACCTATCAAATGGAACGGTTGAATATAGATGAGGATGGCTCTATCACCGATGAATCCATCACCGAAATCAATCTCATCAGCCGAAGCGAAGAAAAAGGTTACGCCAGACAAAACCAGCTTCTCCCCAAAAAATGGATTTCGATTCATTTATCTGGAGAAATACCAGCCATTATTACTGGTTTGATAACGAATTTAGAAGAGGATGAAATAGAAGTCACTACTTACCCAGACAATGAAATGTTGTTTATTAATTTTGAGTATAAAGGCATTCCAGAAGATATTCCAATCGAAAAAATTGTGTTTAGAGACCCACCCAGGGGGGCATTATTGGAATCCGCCGCAGAAAGAATGTCACCCGGAGAAGAAGAAAGTCTTTTCCGTGAAGAAGAGGCATCGATTACCTTTACAGAAGACGGCGAATCCATTATTCATATACCCGATTCTGTTTCGGCGGATGAAAATATACGCGATGTTTTACATTCGGTCTATTTAGATGCCAATGAACTATTTGGCGAAGATTTGGAAGAAATTTTCCAAGTAGTTGAAATCCCGGAATCCGAAAAACGATACGGAATCGAAGTCCAAGTAAATGATTTCACCGACGAATTGTTATCGACCATACCCAATAGTCGTAGAACTACCACGGTCATGAGTAGAATCCATAATCTGGTAGAACGTTTCAAAGAATTGAGACATATGTATTCCACTTTTGATGAAAATGGCAATGTTACTGGTAAAAAAATACATGGTGATTTGAATAAACCGCTTATTCGGCATATATCTAATTTGGATACAAAACTACGTTGGTTAATACCCGTTGTATCCCAACGTAAGAAAATATATGATTTGAGTGATGAGGGGAACGAAGATACTGTTCTTTTGAAAACCAGCGATGTTCTCCTTTCCCAAAATGAAATATATACAAATTATTATAAAAACAATGTTCCAGGAGATGAATCGAAATATGATTATAGTTATTTGAGAACCCATGACACGATGACCCCTTTTATGCCTCCTGTAAATCGCGATGAGTTTTTATTATTCAATAAAGAAGTGAAAACCGATTTGGAAGCGATTGTCAATAACCTAGATGATTTCTATAGTACAGTGAGCGAGGAGGCGATTCATACCGCACGATATAAACCGGGTTCATCCAAATTCCGATATTTCATACAAAAATACAATCTTGGAATGTCAAAACTCTCGGGAATACAAAACAAAGGATTGTCCAAGATTTTTTTGAAGGGCAAGTTGACCACCAACGACAAAATCGCGGTAAAGTCGGTCATTATGATGCCTCAATCCGTGATGAAATATTCCTGTGTGGATTTACCCTCGACCAATATTTTGTATCGTTCTCAACTCAGTCAAACTTCACTGGACTATTATCGGATTTTCAAAAAATCGCGGGACATTGCCCATAAAAATATCGATAATTTGGAAAACGAATTAGACTATGAAATGGCAGAAACGGAAGAAGATGGTGTGCGTTTTTTATCCGAAATCACAGAATTTGTATTGGACGATTCGTTGAGCGATGAAACCGAAAAATATAATAAGTTTTTGAATGTTATTATACCGAAAATAAGGACATTGATTCGATTGGTTCGAAAATATATGAATGGAAAATTAACATTTATTGATGTGGTGAAAACATTGGAGCCGTTTATGATTTATCCAGATAACATTACGTATGGTCAATACAATGAAATACGTTATTTTTTAAAAGAGAAAATAAAGGATTTTAAGACATCTTTTTCCACGAAATCGATGGATTATTCGACTTTCAAAAATACGGTGTATAAAGTGGCGCCAAATATAAATAGAATACGACAGATATTCTCGGAGAACCGCGATATTCAAGAAAAGTTTACATCCGTTTACAGAATTCCTATGAGTAAAAAAGCGGAAGATTTTGCGGAATTGACTACTTCGAGTGAATTATTACATCTTATTACGAATACCGACCAAACCAAATTGTTTTTTACACTTCTTTCGAGTATGATGTTAACACTTGTTACGCCAAACAAACTCATGGATTCTTTTGACAAACCGGATATTGAGGATTTAGATAAGTACGAAAAAGTGGGAGAAAATACTTGCATTCGCAGATTCTTGGCGAAGAAATATACATCGATTGCAAATTTGCAAAAAGATAATAGCGTAGAAGAATTGTTTTATGACAAAGAATACGATGATACATCCTATTCTATCTTGAAAAAATATGGGGAAGAACGGAAGAAAATGTTGCCGGAAAAGTTCCCTTCTTTCTTAGCAGAGAACTTGATACAAAAACATGATTGTCCACGGGATAGGGCCAAGGAACTCGCGGAAACATTGATTGCTGGTAAAAAATTGGTTCGCAATGGAGAATATGCAGTGGTTGAAATGAAACCGACTCTTCCAGATACGGTAGAAGAAAGTTCTCTAAGTGAAAAAGAAAAGAAGGAAATGGCGATTGAAGAGAACATTCGAACCAAATATTTCTATTACAAACGAAGAAACAATCACTGGGTGAGAGACGAAGATATGAAAGATGAGAATTTCATGGATAACAATACACTGTTCTGCAATATCGATTTTAAATGCAGTAAAAATCCTACGGTAAATACATGTGACCCGGAAAGTGCAGTGGAAATAAGAATGAAACGATTGGCTTCAGAAAATGCCATGAAAGAATTTGATAAGCGATATGCGATATCGGTCGAAGAAATGAGTTCCATGCTCGATAAACACGTGGAAGATTATATGTATTCCATACAAAAAATGAGGATTTTAAAGGAAAATCAACTTACCAAAGCCAATTTTATAGCATATGAAATTGGAAAATACGCAAACAATGATGACATTATATCCTCCCCTTATGCGAAACTATATGACCTTATTTTATCACAAGACGATTTCGCGAAGAAACAATCCGATATATGTAAACTCGTCTCGGAATTTTGTAGAGAACCTTTGGTCGATGAACAAAACGAAGATTCTCATTGGTTGTATTGCAAAGAAACAAATATAAAATTGGTTCCTCAATCCATTTCGATATTGGCAAATACGTTTACATCTGGGGGCGATTATTTACAGAAACTAGAAGAACTATGTCATTCGATTGGAACCTTGAGTGACGACGGCGATGCCTGGGTCGACAAACACTGTGGATGTGTATTGAAAAAAATAGATTCCGTCAATGAAGAAGGATATGATGAAGCCGGTTTTAAGGTGACAACACATGGAATATTGGAAAAAGACTTGGGAACGGTGGCGGCGGAAGTTCTCGGTAAAAAAGAAATACAAGAGAGGAGAGTATTTGAAGATGAGACGACCGATATTGCACACAATGTGTTTTATACCCTATGTAATAATATGGATATTCCGATGGATTCGATTGAAGCTTTTACTATGAGAGTGTCTATGGAACTGATTACAAACAACAATGTATTGTTAAGCGAAAAGAAATATACAAAACGGGCAGAAAAAATCGAGAAAGAAAAGGGGAAAATACAATTACCCTATCGCATTTATAAAAATCAAACGATTATTTCGATTGTGGGAGCAGTGATACTGGTATCCATACAAACAGTGGTCCCTTCTTTCAAAATACGGAAAACATTCCCTGGTTGTGTTCGTTCGTTCAGTGGGTATCCCATGGATGGAGGTATAGAAGATACCACGGGTATAAAATATATTGCA